GTTCAGACGTGTGCTCTTCCGATCTCCCGGTTACGCCGAGACGTTCTCGGCCCTCCGGGAGTCCAGGCTCGACACAATCGAGTCTAACGTCCTCGCCGAGCTCGCCCGGCGGTCGACGCCCGAGATGTTGACCGCGTTCAACATGCAGTGGCTACTCGCCCTGGCCGGCTATCTCGCCAAGGCCAGACGGCGCGTCGTCGATGTCAACGTCTCCGGCCAGGTTGACCACGCTCATCGCTACGACACCATGTCCTTTGAGGAGGCTCAGGCCGAGCTTGACCGACGACTCCGACTCCGACAACACCGTCAGGCTGCTCTACGCAACTGACCGGGAGAGCCGGGAGTGCCCGGCGGCGTGGGTGGATAACGAGGGCCTGGTGACCGAGCGCGGCCGGGCGTTCGACTGGCTGGCCCATCCGTTCCTCCTCGGTCCGATGATGGACAGGGCCCGCCGGATCGTCATTCGCAAGGCCGCCCAGTTAGGGTTCACCTTGGCCTACACGCTCAAGGTCCTGCACCTCGTGGCCATCCGGGGTCTCAACGTCATCTACACGTTCCCCACGGACGGCCTGCTCCAGGACAAGGTCAAGGAGGTCACTGGCGGCCTCATCAGCCACAACGACCGCCTGGCCGCCCTGGTCGGCGCCGAGAACAGCCTGCACGCCAAGCGCATCGGGCGAGGCTGGCTCTGGTATGTGGCCACGGAGACTGAGCGGGCCGGTATCGCCCGGGTCGCCGATGCCGTCGTGCACGACGAGTACGACCGCGGGAGCATTGCCAACGCTGCCATTTTCGAGTCCCGGCTGTGGCACTCGGACCACCGGCTGCTCTGGGCGTTCTCGAATCCCACGGTCCCCGGGGTCATCACGGACCCGGTAGCCAACATCGACGGGCTCTACCATGCGTCCGACCAAAAACACTGGTTCGTGAAGTGCGAGTGTGGCGCCGGGAACTGGTCCGGCTGGCAGTTTCTCGACTGGCCGGCCTCCGTGGACACCAAGCGGGGCGTGTTCGCGTGCGTCCACTGCGGCCGCGAGCTCGACCGGTCCGCCGGGCGGTGGGTGGCCAAGTATCCCGGCCGGGAGTGCTCGGGCTACTGGCTCAGCCAACTGTCGGCCCCGTGGATCTCGGCCGCCGAGGTCATCGCGGCGTCCAAGGGTGACCCGGCGGTGTTCGCCAACATGACGCTTGGCCTGCCCTACCACGCGGGACAGGCTGAACCCTTTGATATCATCATCGACCGCAACATCACCGAGGGCCCGCCCCCCACGTTCGAGGGAGTCATGGGGGTTGACCAGGGTTACAACGGCCACCACGCGGTCACGGGGTCCAGGCACGGCGTGTTCCGCCTGGACTTCGCCTCCGACTGGCGCGGCCTGGAGGCCCTCGTCACGTCCATCCAGCCCCGGCGCGTCTATATCGACCTGGACCCCGAGAGGTCCGAGGTGTTCAGGCTCGCCAGGAAGTTCCCGGGCGTCGTGTGTCCCGTTGACACCGTGGACGACCCGCGCCGACCGCGTGACCTCGAGTGGTGCCAGGAGAGCAAGGCGGACAAGCGCGTCCTGACCATCTACCGGACGATGACGGTTGACCGGTGCGTCGCGGACCTCGCGGCAGACGAGGTCAAGTTCAGGCTCGACCCGGCCGCCGACAGGACCAGGGAGTACGTGTCCCACTGGCAGGCCCTGCACGCCGTGGAGACCATGGACGACCGGACCGGCCATCGTGTCCGGCGGTGGGAGAGGTCCGGCCCGGACCACTGGGCCTGGGCGACGATCTTCTGGTGGGTGGCCATGCAGAGGGGCGGCGCCGAGGGCGGCCCGGCCAAGCTTACCATGCCGAGAGTTTTGACTGAGGAGGAGGAGCGTTGACCATCCTCGAGACCATCAAGGACACCGTAGACCCCGAGCGCCGCAAGTCCCGCCGGAAGGCCACGGAGGCCGAGCGCGTCAAGGCCCGCAAGTGGTCCCGGCGCATGGAGACCTCCCGGAAGGCGAAGGCCAAGAGGCAGGACGAGATAGACACCTGCTGGGAGTTCTGGCGCGGCAAGCACTACCCGGGGGGCTACAAGGACACGGAGGCCGCGGCGGGCCGGTACGTCCGGCAGCGCAACTATGTCAGGTCCATCGTGGAGGACGCGGTAGCCCTGATCTGCGACAACCGCCCGGGCATCAAGGCCCTGCCGACGGAGCCGAACGACATCCAGCGCGCCGAGTACATGACGGTCCTGCAAGACTACTGCTGGACCAAGGAGCAGATGCCCGTCGAGCATCCCATCTGTGTGCGGGCGATGCTGGTCGGCGGGATAGGCGCGGCCCGCGTGCTCTTCGACCCCGACAAGGATTACCCGTACGGCAATCCCGACGTGGTCCCCCTGGACTGGAAGCGAGTCCTGCCCGACCCGAACGGGCGCGACTGGTTCGGCCTGTCCGACTTCGAATTCATCGCCGAAGAGGCCTGGATTCCGATGAGCCGGTTCCGGCGGGAAAATCCCGGGATTGACGTGGCCCCCGAGGACAAGGCCCAGCGCGACCGGGGCGAGATAAGCATCCCGACCGAGACGGACCAGGCTGTTGACGGCGTGGACGACGGGCCGGGCGAGACGACCGACGGGGTCTGGGTCTACCGGATTTGGCACGAGGCCGACGAGGACGACGACGGAGAAGGCCTGTTCTACACGGAGGTAGCGGGGGACCGGGTCATCAAGGACGAGAAGTGGGACGGGGCATACCCGTTCCTCTTCTGGGTCGGGGACATCGACGTGGAGGAGGACCACCCGTACCCGTTCGGCATGGTGGAAATGTTGATTGACGCCCAGAAGGACATGAACCTCGGAATCAGCCGGATCTACGAGGCCCTCAAGCACCGGCCGCTTACGACGTTCGCCTACACGACCGAGTCCGGCATCAAGGAGAACATGATCTCGAACCTCGAGGCCGTCAAGCTCAAGTTGACCGGCCCGCTCGACTCGTTCAAGTGGTACTCCCCCGAAGCCATCCCGGCCGACGTGTTCAAGTGGCTCAGCGAGACCCGCGAGGACTTCCACATCCTCTCGGGCATCCGGCCGGCCATGCAGGGCCGCATGGAGGAAGCCTCGTCCGGCGTGGCCATCGGGCGCCTCCAGGCCATGGGGCTCGCCAGGGTCCGCAAGATGATAGTGAACACCGACGCGGCCATCACCCGCCTCGCCGAACTCAACGACGAGATAATCAAGAAGCACTTCACGGTCACCCGGCAGATCCGAATCACCGGGCAGGACGTGGCCCCCCAGCAGCCCCAGGTTGACGAGTCCGGCCAGCCGGTCAAGCACAGCCCGTTCCTCTTCCTCGACGTTAACTCCGACATGTTCTTCGAGGACGTGCCCGGCGAGGTCGGCATGGACGACGAGGGCCACCCGGTAGACGAGGCCATCCGGCGCGAGGCCAGGTTTGACTATGTCTTCGAGGCCGGTTCGACCATGGCGGGGACCAAGGAACTCAAGCGGCAACAGTCGATGGAACTCTACAAGGGCGACGCCATCCGCCTGGAGGACCTGCTGAAAGACTTCGACCGGGCCAACTGGCAGGAGATCGTGGCCGAAAAGGACGAACTGGCCCAACTTCGCCAACTAGTCCCCCAACTCCAGGCCCAGCTCGCCGAGATGACCCCGATAGTCGAGGACTACCAGCGCGCCATGGCCCACCTGAAAGGCCAAGGTGGACAGGGCGAACAAGGTGGACTTTTCGGACCGGGCGGAGGTAGGCGGTAGGGCCGGACGAGGAGAACGTGTGGGGTAGGCTGGCGGGGCGGCGTGGCCCACGGTGTACTTGAGGCTGGGGGCACCCCGAGCCGGGACAGGACCCGGCCCCCCGCTGGCCGAACCTGAAGGTGGAGGTGGACGGGAATGAACCCTGAACCCGAGGCTGGCTCCGCAAAGTGCGAAGGGTGCGGCAAGCCGTTGCCCAATGCACGGGAGACCCCAAACTGGGCGCTGTATTGCCCTGAGTGCTTCAAGGAACTGATGTTCCCCCGAACTACGGCCCGGGGTTCTTCCGACCCGAAGGCGGAGGCGAACTCGCCCATGAAGCCTAACCTGCTATTCCACGTCCGAAACTGGCTGGCCAATCGGGCTAGGCGGACGAGGCGGTACCGGTTCGACTATTCCGGCGTGACCGACTTTGAGCGCGGGCACACTCATCCGCCTGCGCCGCTGAACCATCCTCCGCCTCCGAAGAACCACGGGCTGGCCTTCCCGTGTCCCGTGTGTGGCCACCGTACGACCTACGGGACTGTCTCGTCCGCCGAGTGTGAACCCACGTCCATCACGACCGCCGAGCACCCCGTGACCTACACGGACGGCAGGGAGGGATAGATGACCTTGCGCGTTATCGAAGTCTCCAAGATAGCCGAGGGCCGCACGGTGGCCCGGGTTCACGAGGACCCCACGGAGGAACAGTGGGGCGAGTTTGCCAAGAGGTTCGAGTGGGCCACGGTGTGGGAATTCACCGATGGTCACTGGCTCCTCGTGGCCGAGGGCGAAGAGGGATACCGGGAGGCCCGAAACAGCCTGGGGGAAACGACGTGGACGGAGTTGCCGAAGTGGAACGGGACGGCCCGGGAGTTTTGGTCTACCATAATTGAGGCGATGAACGCAACCACGCAACGAGCACACAGAGAAATGACGCGGCAGTTTTTCGCGGACGGAGTTGAATGTTCCGCGCCGCTCATCCAGAATCTTGGCCGGCGGTCTCAAGGGGGCACCCTAACGGTGGCTCCCCGTTCTGCTTTCCCGGCACTACCCGCCCACCAAGGCGGAGCACGATAGAAAGGGTGTGTAGCCAGTGCCTGACGACCTGGAGCAACTGGCCGACGACGCCGACGAGACCCTTGAAGGGCAACCCGACGGCGACGACGAGCTAGCCTCCGAAGGTGACGAGGACGGCGAGGAAGACGACGGCGACCAGGAAGCAACCGATGGCACCGAGGACAGCCAGTCCGACGGTGACGACGAGCCTTCCTATGAGGTCAAGGCCGCCGGGAAGACGGAGAGGGTCCCGCTCTCCAAGCTCATCGAGGGATACCAGAAAGGCGCGGGATACGAGAGGCGCCAGACCGCCTTGAAGGCCAAGGAGGCCCAGTTCGCCGCGGACGCCAAGTACGTCGCGGTGGGCCGGGAGATCGAAGAGATCGCCATGGCCGACGAGGAAGTGAAGACCTGGCTCGTCTCGAAGGCCCGGTCGTTCGCGGCCACCCAGCCCCCCAGGGACCCCAGGGTGGACCAGCTTCTCGCCGAGCGCGAGGAGGCCCAACTGACAAGCCTGGCCCCCAAGTGGCTAGGCCGGGCGCCGACGGCGGGCGAGATTGACCTGGCCCGCGAGTCCTACCCGGGCTTGTCCCTGGCGGACGCGTACCTCCTGGCCAACAAGGACGCCATACTGTCCCATAGGACCAAGGCGGCCGAGAAGGCCACGGTGACCAAGCTCCAAGAGAGCCGCAAGAAGGCCGGGCCGAAACGCGCCTCCGGCAAAGCTCCCGAGAAGGACCTCGACGAAGGCGAGTGGTGGGAGAGCCAGAGAAGCGCGATAGCTGAAGCCTGGTCCGAGTAACTAGGAGCACTTAATCCAGCAAAGCCGCACCTCCGCTAGACGGCGGGGGTGTTTTTGTTTGGGGGTGCTCCTTACGAAAGGAAGGAGAGATAACCCCAGTGGCAGTTCCCACTTATTCAAAACTGCTCGACACCCTCAACACCATGGCGCGCGAGCACACCGAGAAGCGCCTGACCGACAACGTCTTCAACGCTACCCCGATGCTCCAGGAGCTTCGGAAGCGCCAGCGGACCTACCCGGGCGGCCTGCTCATCGAGGAGCCCCTGGAGTACGCGACTAACCCGAACATCGGGTCGTACTCCGGGACCGACACGTTCGCCACGGCCGACCACGAGTTCGCCACGAAGGCCCAGTTCGGCATGAAGGACCTGTACGTCTCGACGGTCCTGACCGGCGACGACCTCGACAAGTGTTCCGGGCCGGACGGCGTGCTCGACCTGGCACGCTCGAAGATGAAGAACGCCGAGAGGTCCCTGGTCAAGGAGTTCACCCGGCAGCTCTTCACCGACGGGACCGGCAACAGCTCCAAGGACATCACGGGCCTCAAGGCCGTCTGCGACGACGGTAAACTACGTGCCGTCGCTTAAATCTGGCTATATGCCGGGAACTCCGGGTATCCCGAACCACTCGCCGCAAGGCAGTAACAGTGTTCGGGTGCGGACAATCGGCAGGGAAGGCTCTGGTATGACGTGTGATACGTGCGGCAAGAAACTTCCGAAACGGGATGCCTCCAAACTCCAGCGCAATAAGCACCACTTCTGCAGCCGTGCCTGCTATGAGGTGTGGTGGAAACAGAACGTGGGATGCCCCGGCGAACAACACCCAACCGCCAAGGCGAAGCATACGGTTGCGTGTCTGGAGTGTGGGCAGAAATTCCGGGTTGCACCTTACCGCAAGGATACGGCAAGGTTCTGCTCTCATGCGTGTCGGGGAGCCTACTATTTCTCCGGGAAGCGCAATCCGCTCTGGAAGGGCGGGGTCACGGAGATAAACGCCAAGGTGCGGCAATCTCCCGCGTATGAGGCATGGAGACGGGCCGTGTACCGTAGGGATCGGTGGCTCTGCCAAGAGTGTGGCTACAAGGGCAGGGAACTGATTGCCCACCATCCCAAACGGTTCGCCGATTATCCCGAACTGCGGTTTGACGTGTCCAACGGAAGGACGCTTTGCCGTGCCTGTCATGCTCGACTAGAGAACCCTCAGAGACTAATACGCCAGACGCCCCAAGGCGGGGCGAAGATAGAGTCCGAACCCTATGGCGACATAGGGAAGACGGCAGAAATGACCGTCTCGCTCGGTTAGCCGAGAGGTAACAGATTGACCAACGTGGCGACCTACGGTGGAATCGGCCGTGCCGCCGAGACCTGGTGGAAGGCCAAGTACACCGCGCTTTCCGACTACATCTCGCTTGCCGCCATCCAGGCCATAGACGGCGACCTCACCGACGGTCAGGTCCGTCCCCAGCTCCGCGTGACGACCCAGGACGTATGGGACGACATTTACGAGCTACTCACGCCGTACCAGAGGGCCAACGCCGACCAGCTCACCGCGAAGTTCGGCTTTCACACCATCATCGTCAACGGTATCAAGATCGTGGTCGACGCCCAGTGCCCGTCGGGTGAGATGTACTTCCTCAACTTCGACTTCCTGCATCTCCGGCCGCACAAGCGGTACGCCAAGTTCCACTTCACCGGCTGGAAGGAGCCGACCAACCAGGACACCAAGGTCGGCCAACACCTCTGGAAGGGCAACCTCACCTGTTCCAACTGTCGCTACCAGGGCCGCATCGTAAGCATCACCACGTAAGGGAGGTTACTAGACACAATGGCAACTGGAGCTTATCCGACCATCTGGAAGACCCAACTCTCCTCAAACTCCTCGACCTGCCTGGACCCCCTGGGAGCCCTGCGCATCGAGCAGGACACGACCAACGGGGGTTTCCTGCGCTACCGGTACGTCCAGGTCAACGCTGACACCACGGTGGCTAACGGGACGGTCCTGACCTACACGGACCTCTATCACACCGACGTCACCTCGGACATCTCGGACACCGGGCAGAACGCGGTCGCCGGGGTGGGCGGGTCGAAGGGTCCGTCCAGATCGGAAGAGCGTCGTGTAGGGAA